GTGAAACTCGCCACGCAGAGCATCAAGATCGCCGCCATCGTCGGACTCGTGGGGGGGGCCCCTGTGGGCCCCTCCCCCGGGCCTCGGCCCGCGTCTGTGACGTGGAGCTGCAGGGCCATCTGGGACGATCCGAGGCGGCCGCGATCCCTCGGGAAGAACGCGCCGTCCGCCATTGGTGCCTGGGTGAGTCCCAGCTCCATAGGGGCTAGAGGACGCTCGCCGGTGGCGTGGAGCAGGTACCAGCGGCCTTTCGGGTCGACCATGGGCACGCCGGAGATCTGGAAGCCGCGTGTGGGCTTAGCTGCCATTTATAGACTCCCTACCAGGCGGGCCAGGGCCGCGCCTTCGCTCTTGTACTCGCTGTCTGGCTTCGTGAAAGCCGTCTGAATGTTCTGGGTGAAATTGACAACCGTCTGGGCTGTAGAGGCCCGCTCCGCCTGGCCTTCCGTCGCGCTCCCGTTCGCGTGCTGGGAAACTCGGCCCGGTAGGTAGGTTCCTCCGAAGCGCGAGGCGACCTCAGCCAGGATCCTCTCGCTTCTGCGGCGCTTCATCCGAGACAGCGGGATATACGCCTCACCGCCGGTCTCGGGTTCTGCCCAAAGCCTCATCGCACCAGCTGGCGCGATCTGCGCGAGGTGGTTCTCGGTTCCGTTCGCGAAGCCAAAGACCGGCGGGCGGATGCCACCGTTAGCGAACGTATCCGGGAGCAGCTGAGCGCTCTCACCGTGCTTGCGGTAGAAGACGTCGATATAAGACGACAGCGAGTTGATATACCGTTGCGCCTGCTCTGCCTTCGCGGACGCGTAATCATTCGCATAAATCGACATCGCAGATGACGTGTTGTCACCCTGGCTCTTCGAAGCCGCGAGAACCTGCTGGAAGCGGCTGTTGTTCGCGTCAATCGTCATCACACCGGTTGACGTGTTGACCTGAGCAAGACCAGCGAACAGCTTCGCGGTAGCCGGTTCGCTGTTCGCGTCGATGGCGAAAACGCCCGTGGACACCTCCACCAGGCCGAGAGTTTGAGCAAGCTGAGCCACAGCCGGATCGTTGTTCGCATCCAGGGTGAGCACGCCGTTCTTCTTCGCCGTGGACTCGATGAAATCATCGATAGCCCGCTTACCCTGCTCGGTATCAGCGGTAAACGTCATCTGCTTGACTTCGGGGATACCGCCCAGAGTCCTGATCAGATCGTTAATCTGCTCTTTCGGCACTCCGGCTTTCTCGGCCATCTCAGCAAGCGCCTTGCCCCACTCCTCAGTCTTGGCTTTCGCCTCTTCCTGAGTGTGGCCAGTCTTCTCAAACGCCCGCGCCTCGTCCTGGATCGCCTGAATTTTGTCACGCATACCCTGGACAAACCAGCGGTTGTTCTGGTTGAAAATGTCAACCTTCCCGTTAGCGTCAGCCATGACCTGGCCGTGCTCTTCAATCGCCTTGTTCAAGCGGTCCGAAGCATCGATATTCCGCAGCTGAGCATCAACCAGGCTGCCCTGGGCGGCGTTCTGGGCACGCATTGCGTCAGTGGCCTTGTCGATAGCCTGTTGGCGCTGGCGTTCCGCTTCCACAGCCCGCTCGGCCTCAGACGTGCTCTTGCGCGTCTCGTCCTGGGCGCGTTGCAGCTCTTCGCTTTGGTCTCGAAGGCTTTCCGAGGCCTTAGAAACGTTCTCTTTAAGTTCCTTCGTAGCTCCCGAGTAGAGGGCCACGCCCGGCGCGCCCGCGCGTTCTGCGAGCTCGTTCTGCTTGAGTTCTTCGCGCTTCGATGCCAGCACTTTGTTCACGCGCTCCATGGCTTCGCCTTCACCGGCGACGGCACGGACATAATCGTCTGCGGCACCGCCCAGGGCCACATACGCGGCCAGCGCGCCGTCCTGCTCGGCCTTGCTCCGTACCAGCTCGCGGGTGTGCGCGGTGACTGCGGCCGTCGTGCGGTCCAGCGTCTCCTTGTACTCTTCCACGCGCTGGGTGATCTCGGCCTGCTTCTGGGAGTATGCCGAGAAGGCCGCTGCAAGCAGCGTTACGGCTCCCAGAGCGAGGTTAGCGGGGGAGAGCAGCGCGCCGAAGGCTCCGGCCAGGGCCGAGCCAGCGTTCTTAGCCAGGGTGGAGAGCTTGAAAACGCCCGTGCCCGCGTTAGCCGAGGCTTTACTGACCTCTGTCAGCGCGTTACCGGCGTTCTGGGCGGCTGGGCCGAAAGTTTTCAGCTCGTTGCTTACGTTCTTCGCGGCTGGGACGATGTTCGAGGCCAGGGCCGCGCCCACGCCTGCCGTGCTCTTCTCCGCCCTTGTCCATACTGTGCCCATGTCCTGGACCTGGGCGACCAGGTTCGTGATCACTCGGCCGGAGGTCGCCCCAAGGTCAGTGAACTTCGAGACCAGGGGAGCAAGAGGCCCGTGCAGGGCTGCAAGGGCCGTGATGGCCGCGAGAATCGGTGTAGGTAGGTTCGCGAACGATGCTGCCAGCTCCGCGCCTGCCGTTGCGACGGGGGCCAGGGCTGAGAGTACCGAGACCAGGGCGGGAGCCAGGGGAGAGATGTTCGTCAGGAACGTTCCGAGGCCCTTCGCGCCGGACTCTAAGGCGGGGGAGAGGTCTTTAATGAGCCGGATTGCCAGGTCTGCGAGCTGCTTCGCGGTGGAGGCGAGGATCTTTTCGCCAGGCTTGAAGGCTTCGCCGAACGCGCTGCCCGCCTTACGCAGTTCAGGGCTCGCGGCGATCAGAGCAGCCACGCCCACGGTCAGTGGCCCCATGGCTGAGGCGAGCTGACCGATCACCGGGATAGGCTGGAGGGCGAAAGTCATGAGGGCGGCTGTGGTTCCGCCGATCAGAGGCGTGTATGAGGTGAGCTTTTCCAGCTGCGCACCGGCGCGGGCTGCGTCGAACTTTTGCAGCGCGTTGTTAGCCGCGTCCAGGCCCTTGGAAATGTTCTTGAAGGCCGGGCTGAGGAAGTCCTCGATACCGCCCTGGGCTTCGCGCAGGCGCTTTTGGAAGGTTCGCAGAATGTCCGCGAGCTTGTTGCCCCATTCAACCGCTCGGCCGCCTCCGGCCGGATCGATAAACATTTTTCCGAGATCTGCACCGATATCGCGGTTAGCAGCTTTGATACGGTCAGCGGCACCAGACCACTGTTGCTTGATAGCGTCGGTGGCTCCGCCGAACTTTTCCATCATGCCCTTGGTCAGAGCGTCGATAGCCTGGTCGGCGTCGATCTGGTTCTTGGAGATCATGGTCTTGACTTCGGCGGAAGATTTGCCGAAAGCCTTACCGATAATCTCGGCCGCGTTGATGCCTCGCTGGCCCAGCTGGATCAGGTCTTGGCCGGTGATCTTTCCGGCGGCCTTGATCTGGGCGACAACGAACGCCAGGTCTGCCAGTTGCTGCGATCCGCCACCGGAGGCGGCCACAGCGTTTTGCATCGCGTCGAGCAGCGGGATGACTTTCTCGACCTCCACGCCGAAGGCGATCAGCTGTTGCTGGGCGCTGATAAACGTCGCTTTGCTAAACGGCGAGTTTTGGGCGAGCTTGCCGAGCTTTTCCATTTGCTCGTTGACGGCCTTCTGGCTGCCGAGCATGGTTTTCAGGGCCGCGTTCGCGTTTTGCTGCATCGCGTTGTAGGCAAGGCCGGTGCTCAGGGTGTTCTTGCCCAGGGCGGCCACGCCTACCGTGGTTGCAGCGGCTGCAGTTGCGGCGACCTGCAGGGAGGCTTTCGCGCTGCGGCCCAGGGAGTGGAACACACGGTCAACCACTCCGCCCTGGGTCTGCACATCTGCGGTGAAACGCTGAGTCCTTCGGGTGGCCGCGTCCATCCCGGCTGTGAAGCCCTTGTCATCGACCGTGATTTTTGCGATCAGGGTTCCGAGATCGAGTTGACCCATGGTGCGTTTCGCCTTTCTGTATTCGTTTTAGCTGGGTGGCGGAAAAAGCCGGGCGAGGCGGCTGTCCGGAATGTCGAGCAGGCGCATAACTAGGCTGTGGAACCACGGCCAGGGAGAGTCCATGGCCTGCCAGTCCGCGAGGCCGTAAAACTGCATGAGGTCCGCTGCGACGTACTCCCAGCGGGCCGCTATCTCAGCCCAGGTGGGCGCACTGTCTTGGGGCTGCGGAGAGACAGGCTTCAGGTCCTCGGGTATCAGGTAGTCCTCGTAAAGCGGCGTGCCGTCGTCGCAGTATCCGACGATCTCGCCCACGCCGTACGGTGCCCACTCTTGGGGCGTTACTGGGCTTTTGGGACCGCTCCCTCGGTCTGGAAGGCGTGAGCCATGAACAGCTCTACTGCGGCCTCGTTACCGCCGTTAGACCAGTAGATGAGGGCTGCCTGGGTGGCCAAGAAGATGAAGGAGGCCGGGCAGTCAGAGTTTGCGAGGCGCTCGTATTCGGCTTCGCCTAGCAGCATCTTGGACAGTTCTTCGTTTGTCTCGGGCCAGCCGTCAATCTCGATCTCGCCCTGGGCGGTGCCAGCGGCTTCAGCTCCGACTCGCTCCAAGAACTTTTGGATGAGCAGTCCGGTGCGGGTGTTCGGGACGGGGCTTGTGATCTCCCAGTCGCCGATTTTGAGGGTGAGAGGCTCGTAGGGTGCGTACTTCGTAAGGTCAAGCATGAGGGGAGGTGCCTTTCGAGATAGAGGAGTATATGAGAGGCCGCCCGCCTCCGGGAGAACTAGTCAGAGGCGGGCGGTGTGCGGCGATGGTCAGGCGGGAAGCAGGTAGGTGGTCGCAGGGTTGACGATTGTCTTTCGCGCGCCCTGCCCGTTTAGAGTGAAGTTCCAGCCGGAAAGCTCAGCGTTGCCGGTGGCCGCGCGTTCCACACTGACCGTGGCGGTAAGCTCGTAGGCCTCCTTGGAGTTCGGCTTACCCTTAACCGGCTTGTCGTAATAGCGGACCTTGACAACGCCGAGGCTGCCCACAGCGTCAGGGCTGGTGGCCGAGAGAAGAATTTCGACTTCGGGCAGGAAGTTGCCGGTAGCCAAGCGGTGCATCTGGACGTAGAAAGACAGTGACGGGGTTTCACCGACTCGGACGGGGTGATCTGCTCCGTTATCGTCGTAGGTGGCCGCGTCGACTTCCTTGGCTGAGACCGTGGGGTTCACCGAGGAAATGAAGCGAATCGGCTGCCACTCGTTCCTTTCTTTGTTGTAGATATCAACACCATACTCATACGAAAAGCCGTACTGCGTAGGTTCGGTAGGCGATGTGGTTTCGGTTGCAGGAGAAGCTGCTCCGGGGGTTCCCTGGGGTTCAGGCATGGCTTAGATTCCTTTCGTGTGGAAGATTAGTTGAAAGTTGTCGGTTCGGTGGTCGAGGCCTTTTTCATCGGCTCCGATCTGGGCGGTGTGCAGGTGGACGCAACGATCCACGCGGAGGCTTCCCCACTGGGCGGCGTGCACGCCGTGGAGGGCCTCCACTGCTCGGTCTGCGAGAATGTCAGCGGTGGGGGATGCACGAACGTGCACCTGGAAGCTCACCATGACTGTGTCACTTCCCGGCAAGGGTAGGGCTTGGCTGTAGACGTTGACGGCTGCGGCTGTGTCCCAGGGCGCGGGCAGTCGTTTCGCCGTGACGGGCACCTGGCCCGCGCTCGGCTTGTAGGTGGCTGTTGCGCCTGGGTAGTAGAAGATTCCTGCCTGGGAGAGGTGCTGGCACACCGCGTCGATGACTTCAGCAAACACTGTCAGCCTCCTCTCGCGATGGTTGCGGAGATGATCTTCAGCATGGTTGCTGCCTCGGAGTTCATCGGATCCTCTAGGTACTTGGCTTTGCCGCCCTTGGGGTGGTGATAGCCAAGCTCTTCGTGTTGCCTCACGGCGTAAGGCCGGTTGAATGTCACAGCCGCCTGGATCAGACCAAGGCCGCTGAGGTTCACAGCCGAAGCGCTTCGGCGCAGGTCTCCCTCATCTACCGGTGCCTGGCGGACCGCCTGGGTCCGGAGGTGCTCGGCGGCTCGGATGACTCCGGCCTGGGCGCTCTCTCGCGAACGGGCCTTGACTAGCTCGCTTCGCCAGGTGCTTCTAACGATGATTCCCATAAGCGGCTCACGCGAGGTTTAGACGCACGAAGCTGGGCAGCGGGAGCGAGAGAGGCTCGACGCTCTCCACCGAGATGATGGTTGTCTCCCGCCCGGAAGGCAATCGCACCATTGTTCCCGGTTCCAAGTCCTGCCTGGCTTCGGGTGGAATGGCGGCCTGGGCGGTGGAGACGATTTCAGCGCCGCTCACGTCGCGAACCAGCTTGTTTTCCTCCACCACCATGCAGCCCTGGATCAGCCACTCGGGGCCTTTCTTCGGGCCGTATGCGGTCTGCACAGTCTGCCAGGCCGTGATCGTATGGCTTCCGAAAATACCTAGAATATTCACCCGATCACCTCCGGCTGTGCAAGATGGATACCAGCGAGCCCGAGAGTGAGCCGTGCCTCGAAGCAGAGGACCTGGGAAGCTTCCCAGCGTGCCTGGGCGGCCTGCTCGGCTCCCGCGTAGTGGACTGACGCGCCCATGAGCGTAGCCTGCGTGACCTGGGTTGCCTTTAGGGCTTCGGCTCCGGGGGTGAGCTGGTTTTCTTCCCAAAACGCAACCTGCATGTAGATCGCGTCGCGGATCGCCTCAGCTTCGCTCTCAGTGCCTCGGCGCGTGCAGCACCGCAGGTAGGATTCGACCAGCCGGGCCGCGCTCTTGATGAGCCGGGCTGCGGTAGCCGTTGGCTCGGTTCGGCCTTCCAGCGCGCACCAAGAGGTGTACTCGGCAAGGTTCGGCGTTTCATCGGCCACGCTGGCCTCCCTTCCCTGGGCGGCGGACTGCCTCGGGTCCCCTCGCGCATCGGGGCAGCCCGCCTAGTCTGAGCGGGTTCAGCGAACCTTGATGTTACGGAAGACCGCAGCGGCCTTGGTCGACTTCAGAGCGACGGCCACGGGGCCGAGTTCGACCTCACCGCGCTTTACCGCACCAGGAGTGGTGAAGTCGGGCAGGTACTGGCGCACAAGGTGGCCGGTGGTGGTGGCCACGCCGTGGAAGCCGTCCAGGGCGACGCGGTATGCGTACAGGTCGGTCAGGCCGGTTGCGGCCTTGGTGGCCACAGTACGGTCGGAAATCTTGATGATCTGCTCCGAGGATCCGGCCATATCGCCTGCGTCAACCAGGATGATGTCGCCGTACATTTCACGGTTGATCGGGCGGCCATTCGGGCCGAGCAGGCCTTCCATGGGGTTCTTGGTGTACATTCCGGCGCGGCGGGCTGCAGCGCGGACACGGGCCAGTGCCTGCTTGTTACCGACCAGAACGGTAGGCGTGCCGTCGAGCATCGACAGGAATTCGTCGAGCGCGTCAAGGGCCTTGAAGGCCGCGCCGTTGGTGTCCAGGTCGGTCCAGTCGGTCACCTTATCCTTGCCGTACTCGGTCGAGGAGCCGGTGAGTGCCTTGTCCAGGCCGTCAAAGCCGTTCGCGTCCTTGGCGGTGTCGCCGTTGATAACCAGATCCTGGAACTTGGCTCGGGTTGACTTGATCTTCTGAGCCATGTTCAGAGCAACGCTTCCGGAGGCGGCGGGGCCGAGGGAAGCAAGAACGCGGTCAACCGAGAAAGAGCCACCCATGACGGCGAGCGTCACGGTCTTGTTCTCAGTGGTCACGTTCTGGTCTGCGTACTCCGTGTTGTATGCACGGGTTGCAGCGGTTGCCTCGGTCTTCAGACGGCGGTAGCCGTAGGTCAGGGTTGCTCCGCCACCAGCCGGATTAACGGCGGTGTCAAAGATCAGGGAGTCAAGGATGGCGGATTCCTTGCGGAATTCGTCGATCACATTGAGGTCGATATCGTCGGTGGTGTTCTTCTTGGACTCTTCAAGAGTGATTGCTGCCATTTTCAGGCGGTCCTTTCTCTAGGTGTGTGGTCAGCTAAAGCGCAGGGCGATAGCGTCTTGGAGATTTTTCGGCTTTTCTGCACCGCTCCCGGCGGGCTTATCGATGGCCGAAGCGCCGGAGACCGCCTGGGTCTTGGCGAAGTGTGGGTGGTCTTTCGTGAACGCGGTGACGGCGTTCTTGACGGCCTCGCCGTCCGCGAGGTCAACGTCCTTTAGGGCTGTGTGGAAGCTCTGGGAGTCGAGCAGGCGCGCCGGATCGGCCAGGTCACCTGCGGCCTTATAGACGGCCAGTTCCAGGGCTGAGGCGCGCTCGGCGGCCTTGCTCTCCGTGAGATCGGCTGTCAGCTGCTCTACGGTCAGCTCAGGCGCTTCGTCGCTCTTAGACAGGCCGAGAGCCTTACTGATCTCATCGAGAACGGCTCGGCGGGCTTCGTCAGCCGCCTTTTCCTTACCAGCCACGCGATCCTTCGCTGCCTCCTTGCGCAAGTCTTTAACCATCTTGCGCAGCTGTTCCGGATCGGAAGGCAGGCCGTCGGTGGTGTCCTCAGCTTCGGCCTTGGTGCCAGGCTCGGGAGTGGTTGCCTTGGTTTCCTCAGCCGCTGCCTTGGTCTCTTCGGCCTTGGTTTCCTCTGCCTCGGCTACGGGCTGGGTTGCCTTAGCCTCTTCGGCCTTGGTGTTCTGCGAGGCTTCGAGCGCTGCGGTCAGCGCCGAGGCGAGTTCAGCTGGGTTCACATTGTGCATGAGGGGATTGCCTTTCGTTGATTGGTTTGATAGGCTCGGAGGTGCCGGGTTGGTACCCCCCGTGAGGCTCGAAATAATAGCCCGTCAGAAAGCGGGGGCTGAAGGCCCGGCGTTTTCTATTCCAGGGGGATCTCTTCAAAGACAGCGCCGTTTTCGGCCATAACCCACAATCTCCGGATCCGGTAAGTGTCCTTACCTACGTTGTACGTGGTTAGCTGCTTATGCAGCTTTGGTGTGAGTTTCCGTTTTCCGAGATCCACAACGAAGAAATCTTTAGTCACGTCGCTATCAAGCGCGCTTTTCACAGATCCTTTGATTCGTCTGAAAACTGACTGCTTCGAGGCTTCGGTTGATTTGAGCTCGCAGATCTCGTTCTCCCCATCAAGCCAAACAAAATCGTTTGTGGGCTTGCGGCCTTCTCCTGGGATCAGCGGTGCGCGTGGTATCCACTGCGCACGGTGGTCTAGACGCTCAAACCTTTCGAGGAAGTCAATTTCGTGGTGGTCGAGTATCTGGTCTGGCATCCAGCGCCCTAGGGAGTCTTTGAGGCGGCTAAGATCGCTTTTCACTGTCTCCATGCGCTTTGCTCGTGCGATGAGGTCTGCGCGAAGCTCGGGCTTCCCGTAGTAGTGGAGTAGGTCGTATGGGCCTGGTCTTGGATCAATACCCTTGGGCGGCTTCTTCGGGCCTGCGACGCGCGTCCAGGTGTGGAAGCCGGAGGGCTTCGGGACTGCTTCGCGGTACCTCTTGCGCTGAAGCTTGGGATGCTCGGCGAGTAGCTCGCGTATCTGTGCTTGGTAGCCGCGTATAGCGGCGCGGGCTTTGCTCTCGGCCTCGCCGGTGATCGCTGCGACCAGTAGGCGTTTGTGCTTCCTGATCTCGCGTTCTAGGGCTCGCTGCCTCTGGCTCGCGTCGTAGGTCTCCGCGTCCCGAACGCCCATCGTGCCCGGCTCGATCACCGTCGCACCTGGAAGGTAGAGGCCTTCGGAGTGCGTGCAGTTCGGGTGGTGCAGCCCGGCTGCTCGGGCTTCTTCCATCGTCCCGGCTACGTGTACGGTCACATAGCCATCGCCCACGGCTGAGGGAAGACGATGCACGCCTGCGGGATACAAGCCGGTCAGCGACAGCACTTTGTCTTGCCAGGGCGCGCACAAGCGGCAGGTGTAGGTGTTGCCCGTGACTATGACTAGATCTTCACCTCTGGCGATCAGCTCACTTTCGTAAGCCGTCCGGAGTGCGTGGGCAGCTCCGGTGCGGGTGGCCATCTCGGCGTATGTGTCGATATGCCAGGTGCGCCCGGCTTTGTCGGTGAAGCCGTCGATGCCTCGGGCTGCGAAGCCGTTCAGTGCGTCTTGCGTTGCTTTGCGGCGGGTAATCACGCCGGAAGCGTTAAGAGCAGCGGGCGTGGAGATGATTTGCTGGTAGCTGTCAAAAGCGTTCCTGAGTGCCAGGGCTGGCAGGTCTGCCAAGACTCGGTGCAGGTCAGAGGCGATAACCTCTAGTGCGCGAACGTTCGTGGGGGGGGTCTCGGGGGGGGCCGGGGGGGCGCCCCGCCGGGCCGCCCCCAGCCATGCCTTGGCCTGCCTCAGCTGCCTTATCCAGGGCCGCCTGCACGGTGGCTAGGACGTTTTGCCATGGCTTGCCGAGCTGCTTCTGCAGGCGGGCGTAGAGCGCGCCATATCGGGCCGTCATGTCGACCTCGTACCGCGTGCCTCCGCCCAGGCCTCTGTTCACGTCCCGCGCGATCTCCCAGATGAGCCGCATTTCGATTTGGGCGACCAGATCGGAGACGGTCTGCGTGAGGCTGTTCGCGTAATCGGAGGGATCTAGCAAGGTTGATAGTCTCCCTTCCGGCTACATCAAGAGTTGAACGGCCTCCAGTCATCGGGCGATGAGAGCGGATGTTCGCGTTGCAGGCGCGTGACTTCCTCCTGGATCTGTGTGTCATCCCAGTCAGGATGTGCGAGTTCGACGCTGGTTTGGAGGCTGAGGGCCTCGACACCGCGCAGCGTGGCCACCGTCTGTGCGTTGTCTGCGACGGTCGCCTGGTGGAGCTGCGGGAAGTCCACAGAGATGTCCGTTTCATCCAGGCCAGGCGCGTTAAAGAGTGCTCGGTCTGTGCGGAGCATCTTTACCAGGAGGGCCTGCACGGCTGGCTTTTCGCAGCGGATCTTGCGCCCGCGAGTGGTTTCCGTGGTCGCCTGGCGTGCTCGAACCTCTGTCGCGGTGATGTCCGTGTCTTGGACTTCGCCGAAAGTGGCCATAGAGTAGCGAGCATTCCGGATGATCTGGCGGGTGAGGTCTAGCGCGGTCTGTTGGTGTTCTTGCCAGCGGATCTGGAATTGCTGGGGTTCGGCGATCCCGCCGTCTTTGAGAGCGCCGAAGCCTTCCAGGGGTGTGAACACTTCTCGATCCAGATCGAAGGCGGGCACCGCGTTGCCGCCGTTCGGGCCGGTGTTCTCCAGCATGGAGCGGTCAACGATGATACGGGCCTTCGCGAGGCGAACGTCCCGCATCCAGGCGCTGTACGTTTCGTCGAGAGCGTCGAAAAGCTGCTCGCTGCCTTCCAGGTCGGAGCGTCCCATGTACCGCCCTTGCGGGTGGTGTCGCCAGCGGCGCTGGGGTGTCATGTTCGGTGTGTAGACCACGTTCAGGCCAGGAGTTCGAGGGACGTTCAACTCGGCCTGGTCGTTGACCAACATCGCTAGGGGAGCGGTGGAAGGATGCTCAGTCAGCGGGATCAGACGGCCCAGGTTGGTGGAGGTGCCTTCGTAGAGGCCGTGGAGGATCACGCCGTTACCAGCCGCGTCTAGTTCGTGGCGTTCGAGGTGGCGGATGTAGTGCGATCCGTCCGAAGCAAGGTCAGTCCAGAACGTTACGGCCACAAGATGGCCCCAGCGGAACTCAGGCAGGGCTGCGTCAGCGTCAACCACGCTCAGGAACGGGCGGGAGAGTATCGCCGGATCCCAGGTGACGCGGGTGTAGCGTCCGCCCAGAGCTGCGGCTGTTTCCGCGCCGGTGATGAGGGCTTCCAGTAGGCCGTCATCCTTGTAGCGTTCGATCTGGTCCGAGGTGGCCTCGTTGATCGCTGTGATACGCGGCGGGGTGGAGTAGAGCAGGTCTGCGGAGGTTGCGCAGATGTCGGACGCGATAGGGATGTGAAGGTCACCGCGAGACGGCCCGCCGGTTGACGTGGTGCCACGATTGCGGCCCCAGAAGAAGCGGCCCACGAAGCCGGAAAGGTTACGACGGTGGCGGGCTTGTACTTCAGAGTCGCTGCGGTAGAGGTTCCACAGCCGCTGCGGATCGCCGATCCACCAAGCCTCCCAGGTCCGCATATCGTCCAAGAGGGCCTGATAACCGGCTGGCGGCCACGGCGTATTGTGGTCGGGAAGTGGCAATGGTCCTCCTAGGTCTTATAGCGTCTGTGGTCGACTCTTGCGCGCCATTTGCGCTCGGTGGTTGCTAGGGCGTAGCGCGCTGCGTCGAGGCTGTGGTCTGCGGTCTTGATCGGTTTGTCATGGCCTTGGAGCTGGGCTTTGCTGTCCCAGCTGTAGCCGGGTATCTCGCCGATCAGCCCAGAGCAGCGGTCTGATATCTTCAGGCTCCCGGAGGCTAAGAGACTGGCCATGAGGCGGATACCGTAGAGCACGTCGTTATCCGCGTCGGTCAGGCCCCAGGCTCCATCCTGGCGGAGTTGAACTTTGAAGCTGGCGGCGGCTGGGTCGACGATGATACGGCCAGGAACCAGGTCCATACCCGGCGCGTGCTCCTTGGTTTTCAGCCAGGTGAGCAGGCCGTCGGATTGCTGCGCATCTGTCCAGGTGCCGTGTCCTCGGTTCGTGCGGTCGATCCGGTACTCATCCACCAGGTAGAGGATGTCATCTTCACCGTGTGCAAGGATTAAGCCCGCTGTGGGGTTTTGGGTGCCATAGTCGATGCCCACGGCGTAACAGTCCGTCATCATGGGCAGGTTCCGCCAGGGGACCACGTGGGCGGCGGGATCCCACATGTCGTAGACCGCGCCTTCAGCGCTCACCCATTCGCCCTGGATGAACCGGCGATACCACAGGCCGGTAAACTCGCGTTTGACGCTCTCGATGTACTCCGGCTCTAGACCGGGGTTGTCGTCCATGGTGAAGTGGTGGAACGCCCAGTCAACTAGTGGCTCTTGGCCTCGGTCGCGGATCTGCGCCTCGGTGTTGCCAGGGCGTGGGATCCGGTCAATGAAGCCGGTTTTAAGCCAGTGGCTCGGGCTGTCAGGGTTGGTGGTTGCGATCAGTTTCGCACCGGGCACGCTGAGGCGGCCTCGCAGCTGGATGAAGAACGGCTCAGGGAGCAGTGTTGCTTCGTCGACGTATGCGCCCGCGAGTGTCACGCCTCGGACTTTGTTCTCGGCCGCTGCGTCGTTCGCGCCGATGAGCTGGACTCTTCGGCCCATGATGACGGCCGTGTCTGACCGGGTGGAGTGACGGCCCAGCGCGCCAGGTGCCAGCATCTCGATCACGTCGAGAACGTTTCGCTGGATCGTCGTTCGGGTTTTTCCGATGATGGCCAGGTGGCCTTTAGGGGCTTGTGGGATCCAGTGGAGGAAGGCGAGAAGGCTTGAAAACGTCTTGCCGGAGCGGATGGCTCCGTCCATGAGGATGAATTTAAAAGCAGGGTTGAGCATGTCCTGCCAAGCCTGGATCTGCTTAGCCGAGAGCGACATGCCGTGCCCTCCTTAGTCAGATGTAGAGGCTGCGGCGGCCTTGATGGAGTTTGAGAGCAGCTGGGTGAGCATGTCGTACGTCTCCTTGGCTTCGTCTGCGGCCTTGGGTGATTCAACGCCATGCAGTTTCTCAATCTTGGTCATGATGGCGAGGCAGCGATCCATGGCGAACAGGTCGCCTCGGACGGCTTTCTCGTAGGCGACTGCTAGAAGTTCGTCGCAGCGGTGGAGTTCGAGGTCTAGGACTTCTTCTGCGCGGTCTCGCGTGATGTCTTTGAGAGCGTCTTCTACGTACTTGTGTGCGGTGGCCACGCTGATTTTCATTGCTCTGGCAATGGCGCGGTATGGGTAGCCGGACAGGCGGAGGCCGAGGGCCTCATGCATACGGTCTCGGCGTTCTTTTTTCAGCCGGGTTGTCTTAGGGCCTTCACGTCTGGGCACGGTCGCCTCCCCCCCCTGGGCATGAGTAAACCCCGGCAAGCATCAACGCTAAACCGGGGTTGAAAAGTATGTTAACGGCCTCTAGCTACACTTCTAAAGCCATTAACATACTAGCAGGGTTCACGCGCTTTTTGCAAGCAACGACACCAGCGCGCCGACGCGATAAAGAGCCGGGCCAGCGCCGGTTTTACGCGGGGCGAGCTTCCCGCGCGCAATCCAGGTTTTCACGCTCCCGAGAGGAACAGGCCTGGCCGCGACGATTTCAGCCGCGCGCCTGGCCTGCTCGCGTGGAAGCCACATGTCAGCCAACTGACCGCGTAGAGCATCTAGGGCCGCGTCCACGTCGAACCGAGTACCGCACGCCGGGCAGGTTGCCACAGTGGCTTCCGGGAGGACGGTCCCGCCCTCCTCGCCCCCCCGCGCGGGGCCCGCCTTCACGCGGC